GCTCGTCCAACTTCCGGGCGTACGCCACCGCGAGGTCGACGGCCGCCTCGTACGAGGCGGCCTCGCGGAGCTGGTCGGGGATGAACCGGTCCGGCGACAGGAGCCGGACGTGGAACACCCGGCTGGCCGGGTGGATGCGTTCCTCCGGTACCCCGTCGACCGTGACGGTCTGGCTGCCGCCACCGACGTCGACCTGGTCGATGGTGGCAGCCAACACGCCGGCGCCGCTGTACACCTGCGCGGCGGTGATGAGAACCGTGGGTTCGCCCATCAGCCGGCGTACTCCAGCCACTCCATGCCGGTCGTGTAGTTCGCCGCGGCGGGGGCGCCGGGGAACTTCAGCGCGGCGAACCCGGCGGCGGAGCCGACGAGCATCCACCGGGCCTCCGGGACGGGCAGGTACAGGATGCCGTTGACGATGTTGAAACCCTCCGACCAGGGGGTCGCGGTGACGGTGCCCTCCGCGGTGGCCGTGATACCGGACGCGGAGGTGCCGGAGACGGCCTTGGATGCCTGCATGCCGTTGCCCAGTGCCGCGGGTGACTGAGCTGTGACGGTGCACGCGGTGCTGTTGCGGTTCAGCTGGATCCGGGTCTGGTTGGTGGTGGTCACCGAGTCCTGGTTGCACCAGGCCCGGGTGAACTCGGCCGCGGCGAGGGCCGGCACGAGGACCTGGTTGACCGTGATCGCGGTGGACGTGGCGACGGAGGCGCGGATCAGGTTGTACGCGCCGGACGGAGCTGCCATAGTCGGCTACCTCTCGAATAAAACGGGCCTGCGGGTTCGATGGGGGTTCCGGGCACAGGGCTGTGCCCGGCGGTCAGGGGGTTTGGTCCCAGACGGAGCCTTCCGGCACCGCACCCGGATCATTGGGGCCGACGTAGTGGCCGGCGTTGACCGCCGGGACGTAGACGGTGCCGTTCCACACGAACGCCTTCATCACGCCGGCGAGCTGCGCGAGCGTCGCGTAGGTGGTGCCGGCGGTCGGCGCCGTCGTGACGAGGACGTCGGCCAGGTTCACCGGCCCGCCGTCGTACGGCAGTTGCAGCGACGCCGCCTGCACCTGCCCGCCCGCGTTGATGCTGACCGCGTAGGACCAGCCCTGCGGCGTCCACCCTGGATCGTTGGTTGCCGGCAGGGCGACGGTGAATGTGCCGTCCGCGGCGAGCGGGACCGTCTTGGTGAACTTCGGGACGATCGCGTCGTCGACGGAGCTGGTCAGCCAGGCGGGCGTAGTGAAGCTGATCGACCCGGACGCGACCCCGCCGGCCGGGTACTCCGCGATGGTGCCGGTGACGGTGATCAGGGTGAGACCAGGCGGGAACGGCATGGTCAGGCCGCCTCGTAGGTGATGGTGAACTCGAAGAAGTCGGTGTTCACCCACGTCACCGGTGCGGTGGCCTGTATCTGCGCGTGCCCGGACGCCTCGAAGCCGGTGAGGACCGTCGGCGCGGACGCCTGGATGAGGGAGATCCCGTTGTAATGCCCGGTCGACGTGCCCGAGGTGTCCCGGTAGTAGGCGCTGCCGACCTGGTCGACGGTGCCGGCCGCGGTGACGGGCAGCGAGAACGAGTAGGCGCCCGTCCCGAATGTGGTGGTGGACCCGAACAGGATCTTGACGCTGACCGTGACGAGTTTGCCGACCTGCTTGTACCGGCCGGTGATCGTGCCGTTCCCGATGGCCGGCGCCGTCCCGGTGGAGGTCCAGGTGGGCGTGTAGTTCGTCCAGGCGGCGAGAAGGCCGACCACGTCGGTGTCGACGTTGCCGGCCAGCGTCTGGAAGTGCTCCCAGATCCGGTCATGATCGGTTGACGCCGGGTACGTGTATCCGCGGCTGGTGGTCGGCATCTATGTCGTCCTTCGCCATGAGAGGGTGAGCACGAACGCCGCCGACCAGCGGCCACGCCCGGCGAGGATCACGTACGGGCTGCCCGTCGAGTCGAAGACGGCAAGGCCGCCCGCGACGCCGTCGACGAAGTCCTGCCCCCAGCTGGTCGGGATCGCGAAACTGTCCACCGTCTCACCCCGCCGCAGCGACGGCCCAGACGTCGACCCGGTCAACGTGGGCGCACCCGCCGGGCGGGTCTTCTGGGTGACCTGCCGCAACGTGGTCGCCTGCGCGGCGAACGCACCGCCCGCGTCCGGCCGCCGCACCTTGATCCGCGCCGAGGTCACCGTCACGCCGGTCAGCGACCGGGGCTTGTTGCCGTAGAACGCACAGCCGGTGTGGTTACCGTTCCCCGCGTACTGGCCCTGGTACACGTCGTCGTTGTCGGAGCGCCACCCGCCCGACCGGTAGGAACGGGTCTCCACCGGGGAGATCACCGTCGTCCCGATGATCATGGTCGGCTTCGGCAGCGGCGCCTGCACATTCCCGGGCGCCGTGTCCGCCGGCGCCGCCGTGTAGGCGCGGCCGACCGCGAACCACTGGGCGCCGAACAGGGCCAGCATCAGCACGTCACCGGTGGCGACGGTGAGGTCCCGGGCGCACTGCACCGTGACCTCGACACCGTCGACGATCGCCGTGCACGTGCTGCCGGACTTCGCCGACGTCGCCGTGACCAGCCGGGTCGTCGGCTTCCCCGCGCCCGTCACGACACCCGCCGCAGCGGCAACGGCATCCCCGACGTGTCACCCGGCACGTACGGCAGACCGAGTTTCTCCACCGTGCACAACACACCATCCACGGACACCGCGTCGCCGACGACGATGTCGGGGCGGGGCGGGATGACGACGTCGAACGGCTTCTGCGCCAGCCTGCGCCGCCGCGCCAGGACCGTGTTCGCGGCGGTGTTGCACTGCGCGACGCTGGTCAGCAGGGGGCTGGCGTAGTAGAACGGCACGGGCAGCGGGTTCGCCGGGCCGCCGTAGCGGCGCGGCCCGGTCGACGCGTCGTAGGCGACGCCCTGGACCTGGCCGCCGTCGGCGGCGGTCCCGCGGGCGACGATGACGTTCGCGAACCCGTCCCGGGTGCTGCTGCCGGTCCGGTTGATCACCACCGCCTGACTGCCGGTGGAGGACAGGGCCAGGTCGGCCACGCTCGGGTCGGTGTCCGGCTTGACGAGCAGGTACCCCTCCGGCTGCACCTGCGCGGTCGCCGGCCACGCATCCAACAGCTCGTTGACCGCGCCGAGCCGGTCCTCGTCGTAGTTGATCCCCGACGGCACAGCCCGATCAGTCAGGGCTGCGTCCACGTCCACCGTCAAAGCGGGCTCGACCAGCCCCCGCAGGGTGGACACGAGCGTCCCGGACGGCTGGTAGGGGGACACCAGCCGGGCTTCGGCGATCAGCCACAGCAGCCCATACGCCTCCACGCTGACCGTCTCGTCGCTCGCCTCGGACGAGAAGACGACGAACTCGCCGCGCCGCACCCACTCGATCACACCGTTGGCCAGGCCGACACCCAGCAGCACCCGCAGCCGCTGCCCGTTCGCGGCCAGCGGGTGGTAGTCGTCGCCGTCTGGTGACCAGTCGACGCCGTCCGCCACCCGGGGCACCGTCAGCGACACCCGCTCCGGCACGGCCTGCGACCGGTCGCCGTCCTCCCGGCCGGCGTCGATAGGTATGTCGTCGGCCAGCAGCTGGTCGTCCAGCCACGACTCGACCCGAACGTAGTGCCGTTGCGCCCCGGCCAGCAGCACCGCCTTCGCGGCGGCGGACAACCCGATCACGGCGAAAAGTCGCTCTGCGCGAGGCCCAGCAGGGTGGAGAACCGGCCGTCGTCGGAGATCTGCTGCAAAGTGCCCGACGCCCCGTAGTAGTCGGCGATGTTCTGCAACGTGAACCCCCGCGCCTCCAGGGTGGACGCCCACCCGCCGACCTCAACCACGTCCACGGCGATCACCCGCCGCTGGTCGGAGCCGTCCTGCGACCAGCGACGCTCGACGGCCTTCAGGACCGCCACGTAGCAGTCGACGCCGGCGTAGCCGCCCGCCTGCCGGATCTGCAGCGTGTTACTGGTCGCCGACGCGACCACGGCGATCAGGTTGTCGACCGAGGTGGTCGTTTCGGCGAAGAACTCGATCGTCGAGGTGAACTGGCCGACCGGCCCGGACACGACGATGTTGCGGGCGCCGGCCCGGTACACGGCGCTGTTGGTGTCGCGGTCCTTGCTCGGCCAGGACAGAATGACCGCCTCGGCCGCGGACCCGCCGACCGCGTCCGTGACGGCCACCTTCCCGCCGGGCAGCGCATACACGGTGCCGGTGGTGGCGTACTCGGCGAACGAGTTGACCACCGCCACGTAGGACACGGACACACCGAACGGCAGCTCAGCGTCGATCACCAGGAACGACGGGTCGAGCACGTCGGTGCCGGTGCCGGCGCGGAGCAGGGTCCGCTGCCCGGCCACCTGCCGGTACACGGACACGTCGTCGCCGAGCGTCAGCCCCGTGACCGACACCAGGGTGCGGGGCGGCCAGGAGTCCTGCGTCTGCACGGCGATCGCCGCAGCCGGGCGGATCAGCAGCGCCAGGCCCTTCGACACCGCGGACAGGCCGCCGGTGACGACGAACGACCCGGCGGACAGGTCGGTCGCGGTGGTCTGGATCTGGTAGTCCCACACCTGCCCGGCGTCGTTGCCGGTGGTGGAGACTGTCTCGGCGATCTCGGTGAACCCGGCCAGGGTGGCCACCGACGTCCAGTCGTCCTGCTTCCACCCGGCCACGATGACGGCGTGGTTGATGGCGGGCACGGTCAGCGCCGGGAAGGCGATGTTCTGCGCCGACGCGTTGGACAGGATGGCGGCGACGATGCTGCCGGTGAACGGCTCGGTGCCGCGCCACGTGGCGGCCTGGGCGAAGTTGTCGTCACCCGCGGCGCCGCCGGTGAACGTGACCACCGGCGCGGTCTCACCCGCCCCGGCGATCTTGGCGAGGATGCGTTCGTTGCCGTTGTCGGCGACCACCAGGTAGCCGGGGGCGGTCATGGTGGCGGCGGTGCCCCGGATCGAGGCGTGCACCAGGATCAGGTCACGGGCCTGCGTGGAGGCGTCCAGCGGCGGCGTGAGGGTGGCCGCGTTGTTGCCGGTCTGGGCGGCACCCGCCCCGACGAACGTGATGCTCATCAGCGGGCTCCGACCCGCTGCCGGTAGGCGCTGCGGTTGCGTTCGTCGAGGACCTGCCGGTCGGTGTAGGCGCGGAACGGGCGGCCGTCGAGGAGGATGGTGTTTTCGACGGTGGCGGAAAGCTGCTGCGGCCCGCCGGTGCGGTAGCTGCCCCCGCCGCCCGCCGCGGCCCACGTCGCGACCGCGTTCTTGAGCTGGGTTCCGGAGCCACCTGGGCCGGACACGTGCACGTCACCGGTGCGTTTGATCGTGAGGTAGACGGTCTTGCCGTGCACGGCGTTGATCGCCCGCTGTACCTCCCGCGCCGCCTCCAGCGCCTGCTCATTCCGGGCGGTGATTTTCGTGTCGTGCGAGCTGGGGATGTCGAGGATCTTGTCGGCGAGGTTCTTAGCCGCGCCGGCGGACAGGCCGGCCTTCTCGGCGAGGCGGATGAACTGGCCGCGCAGGTTGTCGGCGACCTTCGCCGACTTGGCGCCGACGCCATTGACCTGCACGTATTTGTCGTAGTTGCCCTGCAGGGCGCTCGCCACCTGGCTGAGGGCGTCCCGGTTCTCCCGGCCCTTCTGCGAGTTCAGCGAGAGGGTGTGCCCGTTCTCCTGGATCTTCTTGGAGGCGTTGTCGATCGCGGTGGCCACCGCCGTCTCGGATGAGTACAGGTCGCTGTTGGCGGTGTGGACGGCGCGGGTGGCGGCGGCGATGTCCTGCAGGTTCGGGGCGATCGGGGCGATCGCCGCGTTCATCGCCGTCGCCGCCGGGGCGGCGGCCTGGAAGGTGGCGGTGAGGTCCTGGCCTGTACCGTTCGCGGCGTCCCCAGCGGCCTGGAACGCTGCCAGGGCCTCCTTCCCGTCGTCGGAGATCACACCCAGCGCCAGCTCGGCCTTGATGATCCAGCCGAACATCTCCGTCAAACCGTTGATGATCAGGCCCACGGTCCGGACCGACCCGGCGATGATCTGGAACGTGGCGTAGATCGCCGCGGCGGCGGCCTGCCCGTCGTCGGCCAGCGAATGGAACACGTCCCCGACCGCCTGTCCGACGTCGGACAGGCCGATCCGGATCGCCGCGATGACCGGGCCGGCATGCGCCACCAGGTCGTCGAACCCGCCGATCACCGGGTCCAGGAACCCGACCAGCCCCTCGATCAGCGGCGCCACGTACCGGGACGCGTTGGCGAAGATCGACCGGATGCGGCCCTCCTCCCGGCCGAACGCCGCATCGATCGTGTCGATCCCGTCGAGGACCGGCTGCACGAAAACAGCAGCGTCCTGCTCCAGGCCGCCGAGCAGCCGCTCGCCGAGCTGCTTACCCGCCTGCTGCACGCGGGCGTCCCGGGCGGCGAGCAGCACCCCGCCGATCACCCCGCCCGCGCCGGCGCCCCCGATGATCGCCCCGGAGATCGCCGCGCCCAGGAACGGGGCCAACGCCACCCCTGCGCCGGCGAGCGCCGGGCCGAGCGTGCTCAGCAGCGACCCGGACACCTGTTCGGCCACCTTCGGGCCGACCTCCGCGCCGACGTCCCCGGCGATGTCGCCGAGCTGCTTCTTGAACCGGGCCAGGTCGCGCAGCGCCCTCTCGGCATGAATCTTGATCTCGACGGTGGCGGCGTTGCCGGACAGCTCCCGCAGCTTGCGCTCAGTCCTGTCGATCGCGGCGAACGCCGCCGTCGGGTCCGCCTTAAGGTCGATCTCCCCAACGTTCAGCTTCTTCAGCGCGTCGTTGAGTTTGTCGCTCTCCCTCTTGATCCGGTCCGTGGTGCGCTTAAAGTTGCGTTCGGCCGCCGCCAGCCCGGCCCCGGTCTTGTCGCTGGCGGTGAGGTTGACCTCGACATCGCGGGCCACGGCTCACCCCCTGCGGATCTCGTTGAACGCCCGGTCGATGGCCTGCTCTGCGGCGTTACGTAGGCGGTTCTCGTCGGCGGCCGGCTCGCTGAACCAGCCGGCCGGGACGGCTTGGGTGTGCCAGTCGCCCCGACCGCGGCGTCCCCACGACGGCGCGCGGACCCGGCCGCGGTCAATGCGGTCGAGGTCGGATCTGTTCTTCGCGGACTTGCGGGAGCCCTTGATGATGACGCCGACCCGGCGGCCGCCGACCTTGACATTGAGGGTGATCCGGGCCGCGGCGACCCACTCGTTCAGGCCGCCCTCTTTCGGCAGGATGTCCAGCGCATGGGTTCTGATCGCCTGACGAAGTGGCGGGAGCAGCCCGCGCAGCTCCTTGCCCAGCTCTCGGATCACGACGCGGCGGTCGTCGAACGAACGCAGCTCCCGGGCGAACTCCTCGAACGACACCGCCACCATCTCACCCCCTGGCGTCCCTGATGGCGTCGTTGCGGTCGTCGATCGCGGCGATCAGGGTGTCGATGTCCCGGTCCGACCAGTGCTCGAGGAGGTCGCCGAGCGGGATGCCCGTGACGAACGCTAGGTAGACGAGGGTGTAGCGGCGGTAGTCGGCCGGCCAGGGTTTGGGCCCTGCTCACCCTCCACGTCCAGCTCGCCGTCGTCGCCGGGGATGCGGACCTCGACGCACTCTGTGTCGAACCTCTCCCACGAGATCCTGGTCAGCTGCTGCCGGAACATCGCCGACCAGGCCGTGAACCGGGCCCGCAGGAACGGCCGGCCCTCGCCGGCGAACGGCTGAACCTCCCACCGGGCCTGGTCGCGCTGGTCGGCGACCACCTGGTGGACGGTGCCGTCGGCCATCTCGACTTCCCACTCGGTGAGCTGCCTCGGCATGCGAATCCCCTTCGGATGTTTCTGGGTTGGTGGATCAGATGTCGGCGTACGTCGGCGACCCGAGGACCGGCATCGACAGGTCCATGGTGGCGAACTTGCCCTGCTCCTCGCCGAGCGGCGGGATCATCGCGATCGCCGTGAACGACGCCTTCTGGTCGCCGGTGACATTGTTCGGGCCCATCACCACAGAGATCTGGGTACCCGGGGTCAGGCCGCGCAGGTAACGCGCCAGACCACCCGCCTTGTTGATCTGCAAGCCGGAGATCACCCACGTGAACGTCGCCGAATCCACATCGGACACGACACCGTCCGGCACGAGGGTGCGGACCTGCTGCAAAGGCTGGTCAGGCACGAGCGCACTCTTGGTGCACTGGTTGGCGTAATCGGTGCCGTCCACCGTCAACAACGAGTTTTTGACGACGAACGCGCCGGACGGTGCGGGCATGAGTGTTACTCCGATTCTCCGGTGACAGTGATGGCGAACATCGCGCCGGACTCGGCCGGCAGGATCGACGGCTGGATCGACGTCACATACAACTCGGGATGCAGCGCGTCGACGAGCTCATCGACGCGCTGCGCGACGAACACGTCGGCGGCGTCCTCGCTGTCGCCGACCACGACCACGACCGCCCAGGTATGCCGCCACGCGATGTGCTGGTCGACGTCGGGCGCCATACCGCGCCACAGCACCCACGCCGCCCCGACCGTGATGACCGTCGGCCGCTTCGGGTAGCCGGTGACGCCGCCGACCGTAGACAGCACATCGGCCAGCGCCTGCCGCTTCGCCGCGAGGCTCATGCGACCAACACCCGCAGATACGGCTTCTCCAGACGGCGAACCTCCGGATCCGAGCCGGGCAGGATCGTCGACCCACCCGCCTCGGCGTCGCCCTGCAGCACAGCCAGCGGGATCCGCTGCATCGACAGGTTCCGGGCGACGCGACGTTTCAACGCCTGCCGAAGCGACGCCGGGTAGGCGGCCGGGACCGCGCAGATGTCCCGCTGCGCCTGAGCCTCCGTGTCCAACGCATCGATGATCTGGTCGTCGGTGGCGCCGTTCTGGCCGAGGTAGTTCTTCACCTCGGCCAGGTCCGGCATCTGCCCGGCCGTCGTGACCGCCGCCGCGTGCGCGGCGAACACCGCGGTGCCGTGCGAGCTGGTCGCCACCGCGGCGACGTGCCTGCCCGCGGCGGCGATCGTGTACTGCGCGAGGTAGACACCCGCCGTAAGCGTCTGCACCGTCACCGTCACCGTCGACGTGTCCGGCTTCGTCACGGTGACCGTGGGAACGTCGGCGACCAGGCAGTCGTGGATGTCCCGGACGTCGACCAGCAGGTCCCAGACCTGGCCGACGGTACGGCTCACCGACTCCGGGCTGATTGCGCGAATGGACACCCCGGTCACCTCCAGTCGAAAGCGGGACGGTCGGTCAGCGTTATCTCGACCAGGTCGCCGCCGAGGACCAGGCGCACGCCCTGGTTCAGCGGATCCGGCACCGTGGCGGTCAGTTCGACGCCGGCGGAGAACCACAGCCGGCCCTCACCGGCCAGCGCCAGCGCCCGGTCACCGGCCCGGCCGCGGCGCACCCGGGCCAGGACGTGCATCGCGTCGGGCGTCTCAGCGAGCGTCAGCAGCTCGCCGAGACGCTGCGCCTCGTCGTGATCCCGCAGCAGCCGCACCGGGCGGACCAGGCGGGCCCAGCCGGGCTGGAATCGGTAGCGGCGGCCGAGGTTGACGCAGACCGCTTCCGGGCCGTACGGGATGGCCGGGCCCGCAACAGTGCGCCGGACCAGGTCGACGTCGAGGGTCACCTACGTGGGCTGAGCGGACACCGCGTCGAGGAACACCCGCCGGTCGTGGGCCATCCGCTGCTCGTAGGTCATGCCGGCGCCGCGGCCCGGCTGCGCCCAATGGTGGGTGAACGCGAACCCTCGCCGCACCACGGTCGACCAGCCCGCCTTCGCAGCCCGCCAGCTCACGTAGTTGTCGGAGTAGTAGTGGATCGGCGGGACCGGCCCGACCTGCTCCCACAGCCGCATCGGCATGAACGGGATCACGGACATGGGTACGGGCGCCCAGTCCTCCATCTCCACCCCGTGCAGGCCGCACGAGTCGAGCCGGCCGGCCGGGTTGATGATCCGGGGTGCGGGCAGGAACCCGGCCTCGACCGCTTCGACCGCGGCGACGTCCCAGCCGGCGTGCGGTTCGAGGTCGTCGGCGGAGAAGTGCAGGTAGTCGCCCTTCGCGAATTGGGCGCCGTTGTTCCAGCCCTCCGCGCAGGTGCCGAGGTCCTTGAATGTCACCGTGTAGACGTCGTGTTCGGACCTGGTCTCGTACGCCTTCAGGCAGCGCGCCAGGTCCGTCTCCCGGCCCGTCACGGTCGGAATCACGACGGTGATCTTCACCGGAGTACCCCGTCCCGGTTGTAGCGGCGCACCCACTCGTACACCCGCTCCATGCCGTCCTCGAGCTCCACCGTCGGCGCCCACCCCAGCGCGCGGAGCCGGTCGGTGGCGAGCCGTTTCACCACCGTCTGACCGGCCGGCGGGTCGACCTCGACGATCAGGTCCTCCGGCGCACCGGCCAGCTTGCACGCCAGCCGCGCCACCTCGAGCATCGACCTCGGGTCGTCGTCCCGGCCGACGTTTACAACGCCGGCGTCAGGCTGCTCGATCGCCAGGCGGATCCCCCGCACGGTGTCGCCGACCCAGCACCAGGACCGCTCCGCGCCGCGGTGCACGGTGATCGGCATCCGGTGCTCCGCCTGCCACAGCATGGTGTCCATCGCCCGCCGGCCCCGGCCGGGTGGCGCGCCCGGCCCGTACGGCATCGACGGCCGGAAGATGACCAGCCCGCCCGGGGCAAAGAGGCGGCAGACCTCCTCACCCCACCGCTTGCTGAGCCCGTACAGGTTGTGTGGAAGCCGCCAGGCCGCGTCCTCGTCCGCCTGGGCGTCGCCGTAGTCACCGTAGATCTCGCTGGTCGAGGCGTAGGCCAGCCGGATCCCGTACTCGCCGCACGCCCGGGCCACCAGCGTTGTCACCTCGGCGTTCCAGCGCACCGTCCGGGACACGTCGTCGTCGCCGAACAGCCGGCCCACCTGCGCCGCCAGGTGCACGACCAGGTCGGGCCTATGGTTGGCCAGCCACAGCCGGAACAGCCCGCCGTTGAGCAGGTCGAAGGTCTCGCCCGGACTCGGGTTCCGGTCGACCGTGACCACCTCATGCCCGGCCTCGCGCAGCTCCCGGCACAGCCAGCCGCCGATGAACCCGGCGCCGCCGGTGACCCCGACCCTCACGGCTTCACCGCCGGCTGCTCGCCCTTGCCCATATCCCAGGCGAAGCTGTCGCGCCGGTACTCCCGCTCGGCGGAGAAGCCGATCGCCGGCCCAGCGCCGCGATGCGGCGGCCGGGTGTCGTCGAACAGCTTCTGCGCCTTCTCCACCACGTACGTCAGGTCCGCGCCTTCGTGGTCGACGACGACCTCGTGACCACCGCTGTTGATGTGCACCCGCGTCACGACTTCCCACCGGCCCGCTCGAGGTCGGCCTGGGCGTCCCGCTCCGGCTCGTAGCCCGGCGGCGGCTCGACAGCGCGCTGTTTCCAGTACTGCTCCTCGCCGAGCCAGAAATGCTTCAGGTGCGTCGTCGGCACCCCGGTGTGCACGTGCAGCGGAATCTTCACCGCGCCGGCCCGCATGCAGAACGCCAGGTCCTCACCGAACCGCTGACCGGTCGTGGAGTTGGGGAACCGGTCATACCAGACCCGGCCGAACTGGTCAGCGATCCGCGTGAACACCGACCGGTGCACCAGCAGGAACGCCGAGCCGGTGCCCGCGCAGCGGGTCACCGTGTTGCGCGGGTAGTCCCACCGCGGCGAGAAGCCCGTCGCCTGGTCGACGTGCGCCCAGTCGTAGATGGTCGGCACGGCGACCGTGCGGAACCCTCCGACGCCGTCCTGTTCGCCGAAGCGGTTAGAGAAGCACAGGCCGCCGACGATCGGCCGCGCCACGGGATCGGCGACCTCGAGGAGCCGGTCGACGGCGTTGGGCAGGAAGCCCATGTCGGTGTCGACCCACAGCAGCCAGTCGGCGCGGTCTTCCTTCAGGAATTCCTCGACCGCCTGGTTGCGGGCCTCGACGAGGCCGCCGGTGCCGTAGTTCATGGCGATATAGCCGCCGCGCAGGATCCGGCCGTGGTGCTCGAGGTCCCAGCCGATCAGGCCGACGATGCTGTGGTGCCAGGAGTGGGCGACCTGCTCGGAGTGGACGTAGGCGATGGTGACGGCTGGGCCGTCGTACGGGCTTTCAGCCTCGGGTTCGGTCATGCGGGCTTCTCCAGAAGTGTGGATGGTTGTGGATGGTTTGGGTCTCCGACCGGCCGACCATCCACGAACGGCCAGCCGGAGACGATCAGGTGTCCTGCGGCTGCTGCACGGCCAGCTGGTCCGCGACGATGACCACCGGCGTGGGCGAGTCCGGCAGGCGATCCTTGAAGGCGTCCTTCACGCGGGTCACGAACTCTTCGAACTCCGCCTCGGTCCGGATCCTCTCCGGCGACACTCGAATGACGAGGACGTCGCCGGGCCGGACGACCAATGCCTCCTGCAGCTCCAGTTCGGCCGGCGGGTCAGCCACGGCGCATGTTGCGTTTCTCGCCCGGCGCGGCGGTCGCCTGCTCGACAGGGGCACCCCACCCCTCCGGCTCGACGGAGAAGTTCATCCCCCACCGCGGATCCGACGAGAACAGGTCCGGGTTCGCCTTCACCACCGGATCACCGGCAGGCCAATGCGACCCCTTCTGCACACGGCCCATACCGCCCTCGCCGGTGCCCACCACACGGGTGTCCTTCGCGTACACCACGTCCATGGATTTCCTCCTTGCGTACGGAGGCCCCGGGCGCATGGTCCGGGGCCTCCGCGTGTGGATGGTTTGATCGATCTACCGGTAGCCGAGCTCGGCCAGGCGCCGTTCGACGTCCTTGACCTTCGCGTCGTCACCGTTCATCCGGTGCGTCTGCATCTCGGCGAGCAGCTGGTGCACCGCAGGATCGCCGGACTCCGACGCCGGCTGCAGGCTGCTCTTCGCCGGCGCCTTCGTAGACGCCGGCGCGTTGCTGGTCTTGTTGGCCTCGGCCACGACTTACCTCCTGCTGATCAGGTGTTCGTGAGCAAACGGAAGCCGAGGTCGTTCGCCGACCCGCCGCCGATCCGGGCGTACGCGAACCAGCCGCGCTGCCCGGTCGGCCGGTTGTTCGTCAGCCCGATGAGGTGCTGCACGAGCTCCACCGTCATGCCGCCGCGCCGAGCGATCACGTAGTTCTTGAAGTCGCCCACGACCGCGAGGCCGATGGTCGACGACGTCGTCGTGGTGGTGTCGGGCATGTACGGCGACTCGTACGCCTGCTTGCCGAAGAAGTCGTCGGCCCACTCGGCCGGCAGGTTCACGGTGTAGGCGTGGAACACGTTCGCGGTGCCGAGCTGCCGGAAGGCGTTGTTCACATCCACCGACATCAGCCAGGACGCCTTGCGGCGGAACCGCTGCGGCAGCGCCTTCCACACCTTGTACGGGTCGGGGGAGCCGACCGAGCCGGCGGTGGTGACACCGACCCGCACGTTCGTGTTCGCCGACAGCGCCGTCAGGATGCCCTGCGGCTCGGTCGTGCCGTTGCCGCGGGTGAACTTGTCGACGAGCAGCTCGTCGTAGCCCTCGGCGAGCAGGACGGCCATCTCCTCGGCGAACGCCGGGTAGTCCTGCCCGACCTCGATCGAGAAGGGGATGAACCCGCGCGCCATGAAGGCGGTCACGGTCGGCTGCGCCAGAGACGGCGAGTCGTCGGAGACCTCGGCGCCTTCCGCGTCGAACGACCACGAGACGCCGGCGGACGAGACGCCCTTCCACGCGTTCGTGGTGATGGTCTTCTGGGTGGCGATCTCCAGGAACGGGTTCCCGGACCCCTGCGCCGTCATGATGATCGACGGGTCGATGAACACTGGGATGCCGAAGCCGCCCGCGGTGGTCACACCCTCGGACATGGCGCGGTATTCCTCCCAGGCCATGACCGCCTGGCGCTCCTCCTCCGACAGCAGGGGGTGGGTGCGGGTGACCAGTTTCAGCCACGCCTCCCGGTAGTCCTCGGTCTCGGTGACCAGGATCCGGCGGGCGATGTCGGTGTCCTTGCGGATCTGCCGCTCGACGTGCGTCTTCTGGTCATCGGTGAGGTGAGCGGTGGCGTCGCGGGCGTCGAGCTTGCGCAACGCCAGATCCCGGGCCTCGGGCGTGGTGAGCCGGCGCACGTCACCGTACGGGTCGTCGCTGCCGTACTTGATGTTCGCGAGGGCCCGCTGGACGGCCTTCGGCTTGCGGCCAAAGATCGCCTGAATGTTGCGGTGCTCGTCGATGCGCTTCATCGCGATGTCGCGCAGGCGCAGGCCGTAGTCGAACGCCTTCTGCTCCTCCGGCGTCTTCTCCCGCAGCTCGCCGGTGTCCTCGTCCTGGTGGATCGACCGCAGGTGCGCGTCGAGGACCTCGACGTACTGGACGAGCTCGTCGGGGGTCTTGCCGCGCAGCTCGTCGGGCAGCGCGGTGTCGGTGAGGGCGGCGGGGTCCTTGCCTCGCAGGTCCTCGAGGACGTCGGCGTCGGGGGAGCCGCCCTGGGCCAGCCAGATGGGGGCGCCGTTCTTGCGGTAGCCGATGATGGTCGGCTTGCGGCCGAACAGGGTCGGCCGGCGGCGGATGTTCACAGGATGCCTCTCATGCGGAGGGCGTCGTGATCGACGCGGGAACGGGTCGAAACGGTTGGCCGCTGGCCGTTCCCTGGCTGCGTGCCGGCTTCCTCCGCCTCGACGCTCCGCGCGTCAGGGGCGGTGAGGTCTTGGGCGTGCTGCAGGAGCACGCGGCGCTCAGAGGCGCTGAGGCGGCCGAGCCGGTCGAGCATCGACCGGACTCCGACAGAGGTGTCCGTGTACTGCGGCCACACGACGGGCCCGAGCTCGGGAACGCCCAGCTCCTTGAGAGTGCGGGTGAGCAGCTCCTCATCGGGCACGTCCTCGTACCAGGTACGGCGCAGCAGCTCCCGCAGCTGGTCCTCATCGCGGACGGTCTTCCCGTCGGCGTCGACCCAGGTCTCCCGCTGCACCGTGAACCGGAAACTCATGCCCTTCACGGACCGGTTGGCGATGGCGTCCCGGACTGGCTCCACCAGCCAGTTGTCGACGAGCCGGCCCAGCACGTGGGCGCCGCCCTCCGGGGCGAGCTCCGGATCCGACTCCTCCGCCGCCCGCGTGAGCTCGGCGATCGGGATGCTGCCGATCAGCGGGTGCCGGCCATGATCGAACTGGATGATCGGCGGAGACTCGCGGAAGCTCTTGCGCATGCTCCCCGGGGCGATCTGCTCCTTGAAACGGCCCTCCCACGAGTCGACGATCGTGATCCGGTTGAAGACCGCGGCGAACCCGTCGAGGGTGAGCCCATCACCCGGCTCACCCTCGCCGGCGGCGCGGAGCCGGAACGGTGCGCTGCGCAGCACGTCGACGCGCGGCGGCATCTCCGCCCTCTGAATCAGGGTCGTGGTCGTCACGCTGCCCCTCCTGCGGTCGGGTTCGTGGGTGCGGTGGTCCCGGGTGGCTGGAGTTGGACGGACACCAGGCCGGTGTGCTTGAGCAGCGTCATGTTCTGCCCGATCACCGCGGCGACCGCCGACTCCGGCGTGAAACCCTCCTTGACGAGGCCCGAGATCGTGCGGGCCTGCGTCTCGGTGATCTCGGCGGCGTCCTTGGCGTCCTCGCGCAGGATCGGCATGTCGGCCGTGTCGAACCACAGCTCGGCGTCCGTCTCACCGCTGCGCGGGTTCTTCGGCCGAACCATGATCGACTCGACTGATGCGGACAGGTCCTGCAACGACGGGTAGATCCACGAATCAGCGAAGATCCTGCGGGCCATGCCGAAATTCCCCGCGTTCAGCGACGACCCGGCCAGCCCTTCGGAGATGCCGAGCAGCGGCGCCGGCACCCGCCCCAGCATCGCGATCCGCGTCTCACCCGCGCCCTGCGTCGCCTTGAAATCCAGCTGCTTCAGATCCGACCCGACAACCGTCGCGTCGGCGCCGGCGGTCAGGTACAGCGTCTTGTACGCGTTCGCGACACCGGTGTGCTTCGACTCCAGCATCTCGACGATCTCGTCGAACTGCTCCTTCGACACCGCCGGGATGCCCTTGACCACCATGTTCGGCGTCGCCCCGTTGGTGAAGAACTTCAGCTTGTGCTGCGTCGCCGCCCGGTCACCCTGGATGTCGGCCAAAGCCGCCGTCACCCACGACTGGCCCACGCCAGGGCACTCCGGGTCCGGGATCGGCGACCAGTGCGCGAACTCATCCGGGAGAAGCGAGTTCACCTGGCCGGCACCCGACCCGATCCCACCGTTCTGATAGACCAGGCCCAGCAGCTCACCGTCGAACGCGGTCGCCGCGATCTCCTCCGGGTCCTGCTCCGACCCGAACAACAGCCCGCACCAGTCCGGCCGCAACACCCGCAGCCTGGCCGGACGCCGCGCCACGAACGCGTTGCCCGTCAGGCCGGCGTGCCACTCCATCGTCGACACCAAGTCGCCCGTGGTGGCCTTCGGCCACGGCCGCTCAAGCAGCTCCAGGTCGCGCGTGCCGAACAACCTGCGCGGCGTCGGCGAGGTGGGCAGGTTCCGCCACGTGAACCGCATCTGCGACAACACCAGCGCCCGCACCATCTGCGCCGCGAACGCCGGCGGGCACGACCGCAACGCAGCCGCGTACGCGGGCAGCGTCGCCGCGATCTGCTTGATCCGCTGACCGGACATCGTCTGGTTCAACCCGAACGGATACGACGTCCCGCCGTACCCGAACTGCTGCGTCGCCGGGATCAGGTAGTCGCTGATCCA